CGTATGGCCTTCTAGGGGGTGAATGTGACCCAACTACAGCTTCGGGGCTGGAAAAGCATCTGCAGGGTTCTCGACGTGAAGGACAAGAGAACCGCGAAGCGTATACTTAAGAAGATGAAATTGTTGAACTATGACGAAAGGACGCCCGTTTTGAGCGTCGAAGCCTACCGGGAAAAAGAAAAAAGTTCATGATGTATGCATTTTGTACCCCTTTTGCTACCATTTTGTACCCCTAATGTACCCCTAATGTACCCCTGACCGCCTTTGATTAAATGAGCATATGCTCGTAACCTGTCCTTATCAGCTTCACCGCTTCTTGCGCAAGGACGGGTGACATGAATTGAGCATCAGGACATGGATAAAGCAGAAGATCAGATCATCTTTGGCAACCCCCGAGAAGTGGCTTGTTGACTACTTTTCGGGCGGTGGTATCGAAACCAGCGCAGGTGTCCGCGTAACTTCCTCGACAGCCATGTATTTTGTGGCTGTTTTTGCCTGTGTCAATATCCTTTCCCGTACCGTAGGCAGTCTTCCCCTCTATCTCTACCGGAGATTGCCGAACGGAGGTAAAGAGAAGGCCCGCAAACACCCCCTTTTTAACCTGGTCCGCTACCTCCCGAATCCCGAGATGACCGCCATGCGCTACAGATCGTCGCTGCAAGGTCATCTTGCAACGTGGGGGAACAACTACTCCTACATCGATTGGGAGTTATCGGGCCGAAACGCGGGTTATCCAAAGGCTATATGGCCCATCAGACCCGACAGAATACAGGTTGAAAGGGTCAACGGCGAGCTTGTCTACCGCTATTATCCATCGTCGGACGACAAGAAACTGAATACAGAAGGATTTGTTATCCCGAAAGGTTACATGCTCCACATTCCAGGCTTTGGATATGACGGGATAATGGGTTACTCCCCAATCACCCTCGCCCGAGAAGCTATCGGCCTGGGGTTGGCTACAGAGGAATTCGGGTCACGGTTCTTCGGCTCAGGTACACATCCGGGGTTGATAGTAGAGCACCCCGACAAACTGAGTGCGCAAGGCCATAGCAACCTGAAAAAGTCTCTCACAGATACATACAGCGGTCTTGGTAACTCGCACCGTCTCATGCTTCTTGAAGAGGGCATGAAGGCCAACAAGATCGTCGTGGATCCGAAAGACAGCCAGTTTCTTGAGACGCGGAAGTTTCAGATCAATGAGATTGCCCGTCTTTTTCTGATTCCGCCTCACATGATCGCCGATCTGGACCGTTCCACGAACAACAATATTGAACATCAGGGCATTGAGTTTATCGAAAACACAATGCTTCCCTGGTTTGTTCTTTGGGAACAGGAATACTCACGAGCATTGCTCCGTTCTGATGAGCGCGACGAGTATTTCTTCCAATTCGACATTGACTCCGGTATGCGCGGTGACCTTGCGGCTCAAACCGCCTATTTCAGGGCAGGAAAACAGTGGGGATGGCTGTCAACGAACGACATTCGGGAGATCAAAAACATGAACCCCGTCGAGGGTGGCGACCTGTACATGGTTCCGCTGAACATGATACCGGCTCAAGATGCGGGTAAGATCGCGGCAAATAATGGGAAAAAGGACGTCAACGGGGTTCAGGATGAGTAAAAAACAGTACGAAACCGCCGTAAAACCCACGTACGAGACGCGGGATAGCAAAGGGAAGGTGAAGAAAGATGACAAAAAGAAAGATACCCGAAATTGAACGGCGATATATCCCGGCGACTGAGATCCGGGCCGTTGATGACAACGGGGTAAGGCACATTATCGGTTATGCGGCTGTTTTCAACTCTCTTTCCGAAGATTTGGGGGGGTTCCGGGAAAGGATTGAACCCGGATGTTTCGCCCGCGCCTGTAAGGAAGATGATGTCAGGGCGCTCAAAAATCACAACAGCGATTATGTCCTTGCCAGGACAAAAAGCGGCACCTTGACCCTTTCGGAAGACGCCCACGGACTTAAAATGGATGCCATACCGCCTGATGCACAGTGGGCGCGTGATCTTATGGCCTCGATAGAGCGTGGGGATATCAGCCAAATGTCGTTTGGCTTCCGCACAATCACTGATCGATGGGAGACACAGGACGGTCAGGACGTGAGAGTGTTGAGTGAAGTTGAGCTTTTCGACGTTTCCCCGGTAACTTTTCCCGCATACCCGGACACGACGGTTGCCTTGAGGTCAAAAGAGGGCTGGAACAAGGAAAATCATGGGTCTGGAACACCCGACCTTGCCTATAAAGTAGGGCTTATGAAACGCAAACTCGATCAAAAAGAAAAAATATCAGGAGGAAACGTAAAATGAACGAAAAAATCAGGAAATTGCTGGCAGAACGGGCAAAACTGATAACCGATCAGCGCGCCATACTGGACAAGGCCGATGCAGAGAAACGGGCCTTGACCGCCGACGAAAACACGAATTACGAGAACATGGACGCGAGATTCGACGCGATCACGAAAGAGATCGAAAGGGAAGAGGCCCTTGAAAAGCGCGAAAAGACCTCAATAGAGGCCGCAGACCGTTTCAAGGCTGCGCCCGAAGGCCAGCGTGGCGGCGAACCTCAGTCTGTCGAGTACCGAGGCATGAAGATCGTTCTCGACAAGGCCGAGGAGATCAGGGGCAAGATATTCGGCGCCTTCCTGACCGGCGGTATTGACGGGGCAATGCGCGAAGCCCGCGCATTGCAGGCCGACGCTGATATTTACGGCGGCTTCCTTGTTGCCCCGCAGCAGTTCATCATGAAACTCATCAAGGCTATGGACAACGAGGTCTTTATTCGGGGCATGGCGACCGTCATGCCGGTCACGAAAGCCGAATCCCTGGGAGCCCCGTCACTCGATAACGATCCCGCTGACCCGACGTGGACCGCTGAGATCGCAACCGGGACCGAGGACAGTACAATGTCCTTCGGCAGACGCGAGCTGACCCCTCACCCCCTGGCAAAACTCATTAAAATATCCGAGAAACTTCTCCGGGTATCCGCCATGGACGTGGAAAGTCTCGTCATCCAGCGGCTTGCGTACAAGTTCGCAGTTACGGCGGAATATGCCTACCTTCTCGGCTCCGGTTCCAATCAGCCGATGGGCGTGTTTACTGCCGCGCCATCCGGTTTCGGTATCACCACGTCAAGGGACGTTTCGACCGGCAATACAGCGTCGGCCTTCACAACGGACGGCCTTATCAACGCTCTCTACAGTCTCAAGGGTCAGTACCACCAGAAAGCCACTTGGATCTTTCACCGCGACGCAATCAAAATGCTCCGCAAGCTCAAAGACGGCGACGGCCAGTATATCTGGAACCCGGATATCAAGGGTGGCCAGCCCGATATGATCCTTGCGCGGCCCTATAAGATGTCCGAATACTGCCCGGCCACATTCACGACAGGCCTGTATGTCGGCATCATCGGCGATTTTTCGAATTACTGGATCGCTGACGCCCTGGACATGAGGGTGCAGCGGCTTAACGAGCTCTACGCGGCCACGAACCAGGTTGGTTTTATCGGCAGGCTCGAAAGCGACGGCATGCCGGTCCTGGAAGAAGCATTCGCCCGCGTGAAACTGGGTTAACTGAAAAACATAAGGAGGTAACAGACCATGAACCTTTCCAAAAATGTAGATTTTAACTATGGCGGGGACGCTGTGACGGCAGCCGCCAATACCGATAGCAACAGCTCGCGCTTCGACATGTCCGGGTACGATGGGATTTTGTTTGTAACAGCCATTACCGACAGTGTCGCCACCGGCGTGGCAAAACTTGCCGTCGAGCAGAACGATGCTGATTCGGACACCGGAATGGCTGCCATCACGGGGGCTGAGGCTGCCAAGACGTCCGCCAAAGACGATGACCTCAACGGGAAAATCCTGATTGTGGATGTTTACAAGCCGCTCAAACGCTACGTCCAGGGTGTCCGCACTTCCGCGACAAAGAATATCGCCTTCGGGGAGATTTATGCAATCCGCTACAAGGGCAAAATGGGACCGGTAGCATTGAGCTCCA